AATACTCCTTTAATACCCTATACTTTTTGCAAATTTCATTAAGCCTTTTTAAAGACGGCATGTTGAAACTTTTTCAGATGTGGCCACCCTTAATAAACGCTCATAAGTAATACCCAATTCATTACAAATCTCTTTATTAGTATGTCTACCAACTCCATGAAAAGCCTTAATAAATCTGGGCGAATATTTTAATAAATTTTGAATATTATGCTTTTTATAAATATAATAAACCACCTCAGCTCTTATATTATTTTTAAAAGCTATTTGGCTTGCGCTTAAAATGCTAGCCAATTTAATGAGTTCGCTTTTATCTGTTCTGTTCAATCTGCTCATGAAATATTGTATTTAGATCTCCTCCTTCCTGAATCCATTTGGTGCAGGTAGATTCGACAATTTTTTATTCTTTTTTAATAAGGCGGTTTGGTGAAATATTGATGCGTGTACAATTTGAAAAATCAACGCTACATTCTTTTTTAAAATCTTCAAATCCTTTTTCATCTTTTAAATAAGGCCATATTGAATGCGGTGGCTCGGCAACTAAATAATAACATTTATCAACTCCCCAAACCAGCATCTCGGTTTGTACTTGCCAAAAGTCTGTGCTTTTTTCATCTAGTAAATTAAACATTCTTTCATAATGCGTCTCCCAATTATTGCAGGCTTTTATTTCAATTACGAACTTACGATCCACTGTTATTCCATCACTTGAAGCTCCTATGGTTTTAACTTCTGGATGAGTTATAAAATCAACTTCTTTAATTTTTTGACCTATTAACTGCTCTCCAATTTTGCAAATAAAAGGCTCTACCTTAGTTCCATATTGCATTTCTTTTGAGGAAGCTGTTTCTATATACCTTTGAGTTTTTACGCTCCATAGCGCGGCTGTAAACGTATTTTATAGCTCCTTTAGAAAATTCGTAAACTTTGGCGTCATCCGACCATGACATTTTAGATCCTTTCGGACTGCAGGCCATTATATTTTTAATCTTACTTCCTGTCCAATTACCTAGCCTTTTTTTATGCCAATCCTCTGTTCTTTGAAGTGCTTTTTGCGGTTCTAGCTCCACATCTGGCAAATTTAAAACTATACTGCTTTTTTTAACTTTCTTAAATGAAAGATTGTTTTCTGTTTCCATTAGCTTTCTTTTTTTTCATGAGTTTTTGGCGCTGGATCCTCTTTTTTCTTTGCCTTAGTGTAACTAAAATCATTTGCAAAATCTCTGTTTAGATTCCTTCCAAAAAATGTTTGAAAAATCGGTTAATGCTTCGCTTTTAGCGGCGTTCTTCGCTGATCTTGCTCCGTACTCTAATGAGTTGCCCGCTTTTGTCATAACCCTTGCAGCTACTCCTGAAATTGTGCGGTGTTCTGCATGTGGGTAATCAGGCAAAACATTAATTTTTACTTGAGCTAATATTTGATTTCCGTTTACCTCAATTTGAGTGTCTACAATATCAAATTCTCTAAAAAATAAATCGGCTAAAGCCTCCTGTATTCCAATTGGAATATAACTGCTGGATTTACTACCAGACAAGTCTCTGTTTTTTATCCATTTCACGCTAGGAGCTTCCTGCATTGCTTCCTTCCATTCTTTATGGTTGGCAAATCGGTATTCTGCTGTTGTTTCTTTTGACATTTTTTATGTTGGTTTTATTGGGGCGGTTAAACCCCGTTTGGTTTATTATGCTTTTTCTAAGTCTGATCTCATTTCATCTGTAATTGGGTAATCAGTTACACAAATAAACTCGCCATCTATCATGCAAGCGGTTAATATTCCAAAATCAGATGCTCCTAGGAACTTTTTTAATTTTTCTTTTAGTTTCTAAATTTATTATTTGATCGATAAATTCAAAATCTTGTGTCGATGCTCCTTGTGTTATTACGTTAGTTCCCATGTTAGTTTTTTTAATTATACTCAAAGATATAACTAATAAAAGCTTTTTAAACTACTATTAACAAAGTTTTAAGAGTTAAATTTATCTTCAATATTGCAAACCAAAACCTGCTCATGCCATAAGAAGTATTTTAAATTCTGTCTTATCCATATCCTCCTTTATACAATTAGTTTTTTCCTCAATAATTCCTTTAGAATTAATACACCAAAACGGATGACCAACTTTCATTTTGAACACTCTTACTTTTTATCAGCTTTAAAATGGCTAAATTGAATAAAATCCTTAGAGGTTGCAACTTTTAATTTTAATCTAATAACGTGCTCCATAATCTCCAGCTATTTTAAAAAGACTTCCAAGTCCTGTTTTGTTCATTTTTTACTAACTATCATATTTTTTATTCACAGTTTTTTGTACTCATAATCTGGATGATATTTGCTAATGCTATGGAAATAACCTCTTCCATTTTCTCCAAATTCACCTTGTAAAGCTCCCGCAATTTTTATCCAATCTTCGTAATTAGAAGTAATATCAATTGAGTATTTATTTATTTCATTAATCAGTCTTTCTACTTTCTCACTTTCGCTCGTTGTTTTATAGTTACTGTACGTTTTATTGGCCGATTCTGGTTTTCTCAACCTAAACGCTTTAGCTTCTGGATTGTGATACGCTTCTGAATCAAAACTAAAAAACCTTAATCTAGCATAATCTTTGCAGCTTTGGTCTATGTTAATGCCTATCTTTTTTAAAGTATTCTCAAAATATTCAAAATATTTATCCAACTTTTCTGGATCGCTTATTTCATAATGGAATAAACGCCATCTATCGAAGTGCTATAGCCCGTATAATAGCAGCAAGGATGGTTTATAAACAGTTCTTTTACTAACAACATAGAAACGCACTGATTTGTCTTTCTATCGATATCTAAGCAAATAAACGGCATCTTTTCGACTATATTCTTTTCCTCCCGCCATTTTGTAAATCTGGCGGAAACGGTAATGCATGGCAAAGCTTTTTTATCCTTTTTAGAAAAAGTATTTCTATAATTATCGATTGATCTTTTTAGTCTACCTTTTGGGCATATTGTATGCCTTAACCAATCATCTAAATCATAATCATGAGGGACGTTGCTTCTTACGTTTTCAAAAATTGAAATTTTATACATGCTTTAAAATTGTACTAACTTTCTATATTCGACTTCTAGACCTTTAGTAAGTGAGTATAATAAAGCATCTTTCATGCCTTTACTCATTCCATAATCAATATAAAAGACGTGTATATCTGCAAATTCTACCCAAGCCAATCCAGCATTTATGCCTTGCATCCTTTCTGCTTTTATGCCGTCATCTAAAACTCCGTCTTGAGTGTATAATAAATGGCTAGCCAGTGGAGCTTCGCCACGGGTTAAACTATCTTTTAAACACGCTCTAGCATATTTTATATTTTGCTCTATATTTCCAGCGTATGGACTTTCTATTATTACTTTTTTTCATAGTTAAAACATTTTTAGTTGATTTTTGGTGTTGCTTTAGTCTTTTGTTGCCATCATTAAAATAGTCTTTATCAATTTCACAAGTTACTAAATCAAAGCCTAAATTATGACATGCTATATCTAAACTTGCCGAGCCTCTATGAGTGTCTAGTATCTGTCTCCTTCTTTTGCGTAGTTCATTAATTGCCATTCGTAAAGTTTAACAGGTTTTTGCGTTGGGTGAATTTTTACCACCATCATCTCTATTCATTTCTTGAACTCTTTTTGTTATTAAATATCCTAGCCACTCTATCAAAAGAGCACCAAGCAAGCTCACAGTCTGCGAAATTTCTATCAGGATTTAATTTATCCCAAATAATAAAAGACCTCGTGCTTCCTAAGTAATTTAAAAAATAATTACCGCCCCATATTATTTGGTTTTTAGAAACCCTCATTAATTCTTTAAAATAAATTTCATTAGGAACTGAAGAGTCCCATCCTGTTTTTTTATCTTTAAACATCTTACGACTTGCTCTATTAGTTCCGTGCTCTGCGTTTATACCATAAGGAGGATCAACAATAGCCAAATCAAAGTAATCATCTGGATAACGTGCCATCATTAACATATTATCTTCGTTTGTTGCTGCTATCATAGTTTTATTTCTTTGCCCTCTGTTTAGCGTCTCTGAATATTCAGAAATTGCGTTATTTAATTCCATTTCGGATAAATCCTTTGATTTTTTCCACATTTAAATTAATGATTATTGAAAGTTTATCCATAATTTCAGCGAGTTTAGTCCTATCACCTTCTGCTAAAATTTCACAATATACACTAGCTAAATTTTCTGCATCACTTTGGAAGGTCGAAAAAATGCTTTTGTTGTGTATGTTTAATATTTGAAAAACTAAATCAACTGGAATTAATTTACCAGCCATTTTTTCAATTTTTAAACGCTCATGCTCCGCCCTATATTCTACTAGCTCCGCATCCGCTTTCTTTTTTCTAGTTATTCCAATCAACGATCGCGTGGCTATTTATATCAGCAGCACTTGGAGCGTCGTTGGCTTTTGTTTTTTCATGGGTGTCGTGGAACCCGACGGCCTTGGTTTTTTCTTAAATCGTTGGCAATGGTTCTGCCAATGGCTTTCTCTTTGTCTTAGGTAACGGCTTTACTACTTCCGCATAAACGTTATTTATTGATTTATTTTATCATCAAACTTTTTTTGATATCGATCAAAGAAGGCTTTATTTTGTGCGTTCTCTGTATTTATTTTTCTAAATTCAACTACCAAATTATTTCTAGCAACGTTGGTATTTATTACTTGAGCATTTGTGTGGCAAAGAGCAGCAAATTCTTTTCTAGTTAGTTTGGCCATTATTGGTTTATGATGTCAATGCAATTCTCAATTTTAGAAATACATTTTTGATAAAATATAATATTTGTTTTTTGATTTAATTCAGTAGCTATTTTTAAATTGTAAGTGTATATAAATCTTTTTTCTTTTAGTAAATTTTTTAGCTCCTCCATTTTATTTTATTTTGTTATTTTTTTTACCTGAACCCTGTATTTTACAAGGGTTTTCGATTTGTTATATAACAAAGATAATATAATTTTGTACAAAGCCATATAACAAAGTCCAAATCTGTGTAAAATGAATAAAGATTGGAGTGTTTAAAGTATTGCATAATTTAACAGAACCTCTGAAAGTACCTAAAAATTTAGTGTCTAACGTACCACACTTAACGCCTAAGACATTTAAACAACACACGCACACACATATAAGTAATTAATCAATACAGTTGCTTAGAAGGCTTTAAAATCACTATTTATTTTACTGATTTGCTTTAATAAAGAATAAATTAACAACTTAACGGGTAATATTATCAATTATATTCTGTTTGCTACTTTTTACTATAATAATTATCTATAGTTAACATCATTAATAATAGATTAAGTTTATATAAATAAAAAAATAGTGCAACATTATAGTAAAAAAGTGCATCAAAACAACTAAATAATATTGATGCACACCTTTGATGCCCACCCTTAACTAAAGATAATACATTAAATACGTGATAGTTATAGTTAAGATAGTGCAACACTTGGTAAAAAACCCCTATAACTATTATAGAATAATATAAAAGTTAGGGTGATATTTAGAGAATGTTGCACTTTTTACTCATAAAACTTTGATAATCATGTAGTTAAAAGGTGTGAATCAAAGTGTGCATCAGAATGTTGATGCACTTTTTAGTTTATTATTCTTAAAACTTTGTTAAGTATATATTTTAAAGCTTTCTTATAACTTATATTTGCATAAGTAAAGCAACTAAAAAAAGCATTATGAGCAAATCAATAAAAACAAACAAAAGCAAATCAATGATTTACCCAGAATTAGGAGAAACAACGAAAGCAGAGATTGAGTACAGAGCCAGTTATTCAAATGGCTTTTATCTTATCACAGACTTAGAGCTAAAAGGTAGAGGTATTACTATAATTTGGAGATGGTAGCGAACATAAAAGAGGAAAAAAGACGTATAGAGCTACTAAAACAGCTATGAATAAATTAAAGAAAAACTATGAAGTTTGCTACCTTGCAAGCTTTTAATAAATAAGCAGCACAATGAAAGAAAAAAGCAAAGAGGAAAAGCAAATTGATTTAGCAATTGAAAAAGCTCGCAGAGAAGAGCGAAGACAAAGCCGTTTCTATATTAGTTCTTTTGATTACGGAAAAGGTTTTAGAGCCGGTATTGATTATCAAAAGAAGTTAGTAAACGATGAGGAAAATCCAAAGTCTATAATAAAATCCATTAAAAGATTTTGCAAGAAAACACGCCGACAAAGTTCTTGAAAATGAAAAGCAACAAATTTATAATCATATTCATGTAGATATTAAAGATCCTTTTCAGCAAAATTATAATTGCGATGATAAGTTTCCTGTATTTTGGATATGGAGTTTATCAAGAAGATGAGCAGTAAAAAGAAAACACAACAAAAGA